AGACCTCAGCCGTGGCCCGGTTGTACGCCTCGCTGATTCCGACCAGGATCGGCGGAAGGCGGAACGATCGCCGAATCTTCTCTCGGTTTTTCTCACTGTAGTTTTGGAAAAGCGCATCGCTGTGTTGCTCGCTCGTGAGAGGCTTCGCGTCCATCTTGATCTGCCCTGGGCTGCCTTGCTCGCCTTCCTCGATATCCGCTGATTCGGCCTCGACAACGATGATCTTCGAGTAGTTGTCCCCCTGGATCTGTGATTCCATGAACTCCGTCAAACGGTTGATCGTGCCCTCGGTTAGTTGCCCATTGGAAACCATCAGCATAACGCTCGGTACGTTGTTATTTCGGAATGTGACATAGTTTATTTCTTCTGCAGCCCGATCGCCCATGACCGACAGCATGTTTCCGATGAAGCGCGGGAGACCGTACGCTGAACGCGGCGAGTACAATTTCAGATGCACAATCTCGTTCGCTTTTCTCTCCTCTGATATCGTCTTGCCTTCCTCGATCAGTGCTCCGGTTTCGTTGTCGTACGTCCTGGGATCGCCGAATTCCTTGAACCAGCGTGTCTCCAGCGAGCCGGTGACCGAAAGATTGCGCCTGGTAGTGAGTCGCGTCTGAACGAACCTCCGAAATCTTTTCCAGACCGCGACCTTTTCGATCTCAACTGCGCCGTTTGCGAGGAGCTTATAGATCGGCACCTCGACTTTGATAGCATCCCGATCTAGTTTCCCGAGGTGCATCTGATAACTCGGCAGATGATTAAACTGCTGGATATCGCCGGCCGCGTTCCGGATCACCTCGAACTCGGCGTTGCCTGTTGTCTCCAGGTCGACCCGCAGCTTGCGTCGGAATTTAACGAACGAATCCTGCATCGCTGCGTACATGAAGAAATTCTCAAGACGCAAACGCTCCGCCTCGATTTCCTTTTTTATCTTGTCGTCGATCTTCTCTTCCTTGATTCTCGGCACGAGCCGATGGCCGAAACCCTCGATATTGACTTCCATCGCCGAGACGCAGGGTGTCAACTCTGTGTTGTACTCAGGCAGGATCGCGAGTTGTAACAAGTCGAAAGGGGGCTCGATGATAGCGCCATCCTTGATCAGCCCCTCGATGTAATCTTCCGGCAGCTCTTTTGACTTCCCGGGCTCAGTATCTTTTTTCTCGGCCTTCTTTTCCTTCGCCTTACCCATCGGAATAACGAGAGCGCGCAAACGGATCTCCCGATCCTTTGCGCCCTTACTCACGAATTCCCGTATCCTCTCTTTTTCTTTTTTTTTCTTCGCGTTTGACATCGGAGTCTCCCTCCAATCTATGGTATCAGATCAAACCCGGCTCTGTCTCCCTCACCTTCCGCTTTTTTCGCCGCATCTTTCGTGCGCGATTGGCAAGATCAAACGCATCGAGCCCGTCGCGGTACCGATAGCCAGGGAAAAGCACAAACTGATCGATGAGGGTTTCCATATTTTTCCGGAAAAAGACCCGCTTCCCCTCGAATAGCGGCGTTAACTTCAACGCGCGAGTCATCTTGTCTTTGTCGGTATGGATCGGAATGAATCTGCGATCCTTGTCCAGATGCTTGACCTGTTGATAGAAGGCCTTCTGGTAGGCGTTCGACTCTACGCCGGCTCGGATCGGATCGTGCTGATCATACATCTCCAATCCGATTTTGATTTGCTTTGGAAAAGACAAGTGCGCCAGATGATAATCGAGCACGTAGATATTGCCGGCCTTGTCTTCGCCGATGGTGACATTAGCATATTGCGCGTTGTCTCGCTTGGCCTTCTCGGATACTGCCAGGTCATTGCCCTGGAAAATCTTCAGGTCGTCTGGGATCTGCGAATCTTCGATTAGCTGACAATCGTCGTAACTGAAAACTTCCCCCTTCATCGCCTCGGTGTCGCAAAGATACTGTGCACGGTAGATGATCACACCGTAGCGTTTCTTTTTCGCCTCGAACCACTCTGGCGGATGGCGTTCCGGCCAGGGGCTGTTTCCGTTTTCGTCTTCGGCCGGGATGATCTGATGGTGTTCGGCCAGCTCATTCTCGATGAGATGCCCATACAAATCGTCGAAGTGATAGCGGGTGCCGATTACATGGTGTTCGCCGCGATGGGGTACCTTCGGATCGGGAGCTTCGAGACAGGGATCGAGCGTCTGATAAAACCAGGTCCGCAGCTTATCGCGCATGTGCTTCGTCCGCGCGCCATCTTCCTCGACCAGGTCGTCGCTTAAGATTACGTCGACATGCTGCGAAGCAACCGCTGTATCAACCGCCCCTGATACAATGATCGACGGCTGGGCCTCCGAGCTGGTACGAGGCAACACCCTGATCTCGGTCTCATCCCATTTGGTAACCTTCGTCGGATCATAGTAGGGCCCGAAGACCTCGATCAACCGTTCATTGCTTTCGAAATGCATCTTGATCTCGGCGAGGAATTTTTTTGCGTTGCCCGCCGTCTTACTCACGATCAGAATTCGCAGGTTCGGATTTTTCAAAAGATAATGAATCGCCTTGGTGATCGTGCACATCTTCGTTTTACCGCAACCGCGGTACGAGAGTTGTAAGCTCTGCGAGTGCTGAAACTGAAATAGCAACATCGCGAGATGGAAGGGTTGCAACTCGTATCCGAGGATCTCAGTCGCTAAAAGATCGATCCGATCGTGTTCGATTATTGCGCGTCGAAGTAGCTCGTTATAGATCGAGCGGTAACGCTTATAGGTATCGAGCAGCTCCTCGCGCCCGGCGTTCGCCAGATCAAAGGATCCGCCTTCCGGCGTTGGTTCGGCCGGGCTCGCCACGGTGGGGCCTACTTCCGACGGATGTTAAAGCCGCCAACATAGATCCGGCAGTCTTTACCCGCTGCCATTCCCGCAGGAACCGCGACGAACATCACTCTGCCGTTGCACTCGACTGTGACCTCGTATGATGCGCCGGGGCCCTTTCCAGCGAAATCGAGGGTAGCATGCTCATCGATAAATGCGCCGGCCTTCTCGCTCCAGAACTGGACGCGGATCGAGGGATCCGGATCGTTTTGATCGGGCACGACTTGGATATTTGCGCTCTGGAAACCGAGCATGTTGACCCCGTGCTTCTTTTCGGTTTCCGGTAGGCTGTCGTTTGCATCCTTGACGTATCGATGGAGAGCATATTCGGGAGCGCTACTCGCCGATCTTTTCGTTTCTTCGGCCATGACTGAGACCTCCCTGGTTAGATAAAAGATGAGATGGAGGGGCGAGGCTCACTAAGACGCGAGAAAAAAGGCTGCCTCAATCTCGCCACGAAGACAGAAGCGAAAGAACGTCTTCCCGAGTCTCGCCGCCTCCACCTCTGGATCGCTACTCGTGGGCCTCGAAGAAACACTGTTCTCCGTCGACGTTCAGATCGGTGTCTGCCCCGAACGCGAAGCCGTTGGCCCGCGGAGTGATGCCGTTCGAGGTAATGACACTGATCGTGCCGTCGGCCGCGGTCTTGACGGCCGAGTCGTCGGCCATGCCTTTAAACCACTCGGCACGACACAAACCGCCCGACTCGACATTGACCACCCGGACCAACTTCGGCCGGAAACCGACGGTGTCGATGTTCTTGTCTGCGCCCGTCCCATAGAACGAGCCCGTCACGATCCTGTTTACGCCTGAACCCATCCTACACCTCCTTATCGGTGTTCGCTCCTTGACAGCCCCGACACTGAGTTGGATGCCGGGGCCTGCACCCGTTGGGGCGCTGGGAGCATTGGTTCTATTTACCACTCGGTAGCCGTCCCGAGTTTATCCGCCTGAAAATGGTAGTCTATTTCAATGCCTACTGCATCGGCGTCGTATGTATCTGTTGCGTCGTCGGCGTCTCGATAGATGCGAGCGACAATAGTCGCAGACACTGTGTCTATCGCAGAGCCGCTAATCGTTGCTATATCGATATACTGGTGCTGTTTCGCAGTTCCAGAACCGGCCTGTACCGCGCAGGCTGTCGTAGAGGACGGAAAAGCGGCGCCGGTCTCAGCCAGGGAGTACTCGATGCACCAGCGTGCTGACCCCGTGTTCGTGGTTGTCGGTGACCAGTGCATGTGCACTTTGATATCGGTACCGAATTTGTATCTGTGCGGTAGCTGAGTAGTGGCATGTATCGACTCCTCGGTGTTCGGGTCGAAATGGTAAGCATAGATTCCATTGACGAACGCGGAGAAACCTGGAGCACCCGATGGAGGTGGTGTGGCCCGCGTAAGATCGACTCGTAGATCATCCCAGACTGGGGTGCTCAGCTCCAAAGATCCGGTTGTGGTCTTCCCAGTTGCATAGATATCTTTCGGGCGATTTGATCCTGATGTTCCGATATCGATAGCGCCGTCCTCGGCGAACGCCAGTGTCCCAACGCTGGTATCGTATAGTAAGTAGAGAAAATCTTTTTTACTGCCATCGCTTTGGTTTGGTGTTTGGAGTGTCAGCGCGGGCCCGTTGGTTCCAGCGTTGTTGGGAAGCGCTATTCCGCCGTACATCGTCGTACCGCTGTCGTCGGCCTGAAGCTCCAGATAAAGAGAATCAACGTCGGTGCCCTGGTCGAGAAAAATTAGATGCTCCTGGTTGTAGGCTATCAGGTCGGTCCACGCTCCGGTGGAATTATCCGGACCGCCAAGACGCACTTCGGCATTGGCGTAGTGTACGTACATTCCTCCGTACAAGATCGTACCTTCGGCATCGGCCTTGATTACCAGTTTGAAGCTGTTCGTGTCTCCGCCGAGATTGCCGATGGGGAAATCAGTTTTCAGGTCAAGGATCAGCGTACCAGCATGCGCCGCGAAGGAAACCATCAGCGCAAAAACGACACAGAGAATGGATTTCGAGATATGCATTTTCGCCTCCCGTTACAGAGTTTCCCCTCTACAACCATTCATCATGTTCATCACTGTGTCTCCCGGATTCGCTAGGTTGCTCCATGGTAGTGGAATCTGCGCTCCGTAATCCATAGAGAAATCTCCGCTGGCTCCGGTGATCGTAAGCGTTTGACCGGCCTGGTGGGTCAGCGTTGCTCCTGATCCCAGTTGCAAACCGATTGCGCTCGTATTCGTACCTTGTATGCCGTACAGATTTAGATTGGAGCGATTCTCCGCTGTAACACCACTGACGGAGTTGCCGTAGAAAAAAACGCTCTCCAACCATACATTACTACATCCGGAAAAGTTACCGCCGACTTTATGATCAACTAGAAGACCATGAAAGCTATCGTATCCTTCGGAGTCATGGATGTGTGCATGAAGTACGGAGGAAACTGCAAACGCTTTATCCCAATTGCGAGCAAAACTTTGTTCCACTCGTACATAAACGCTTTGCTCGATTTGGAAACCCATCCCGGCGTTCCCCCCTACTGCGACACACAGTTCCGCGGCCGCGTCTTCTAACCGAATTCCCCCGCTTGCCTGAAAGAAGAACCCCCCCATTGCGGAAGCTCCGGCAAAGCAGCTCAGTGTTCGCGACACACGCGGCGACTGTCCGATTACGTAACCCCAGTACTGGCCGGCCGCGTAGCAGTACTCCAGCGTTCCGGATGCGGCGTACATGAGGAATCCCATCGCCGTACCGTCTGTTTTCTTCAGGTTTCTGATTATAAACTTGTCCGGCCAGAGCGTGGTCACGTTGGTAGTCTCAATGCCTGCATAACCTCCCTGGCCCGAACTGGTGATAACTGTTTTCTGGTCATGAATTTCGTATGAAGTGATTCCGATGCAGCCCCCAGCATAAGCAATCACTGTACTCGTGTTCGAGATGATCACCCGTTTTTCTCCGGCAGCCACAAAGATCTTTCCGACAAGTTCGTTCACCGCCCAACCACCTTCGTCGTCCGTGACGGTGCAATGATGATTCAAGCTTGTTGAATTTTCGGGTAACCCTTCACTCAGTCCGGTCAACCCCGTTGCCAAGCTGAGCACGCCGTTGATATAAAAACTTCCTGACTCGCCTACACTGAAACCATCGATATTTGCGGCTGTAAATGATCCTGCCCCGATGTCCACCGTAACGACGTGATGAATCTCTTTCGGAACGCGGTCTATCGCTTCTTGGATGGAGTAGCAGGCTGAACTCTCTGTCAGGCAGTCGTTGGCATCATCACCAGTGAGTCGAACGTACAGCGTTACGTCTTGTGTCGTCTTCGTCGAGGGAGTCGATGGAATCTTTCCGTCACTCTCGAACAGCAAGTCTCCACGCAGTAGCAGATCTCCGACAATCCGCACATCTTCCAGAAAGGTCTGGGTGTCTCCTTCTATAATCGCGGGGGGATGACCGGCTAGCAAAAAAGGAATGCAGAACAGTAACAATGCGGGTAGTTTCTTTTTCATGGCAGCCTCCTACGGACCGTTCGCGCTGACTTTACAGTATCCGTCGGTCCCGAGTGTCGATTGCACCTCGACCCTGAGTTTTTCCCAGGCCGATCCGGCTACGGCCCATTGGGTCATGGATCCAGCCGCGAGCGCTTTGCAGTCATCCCAGGAGACCGACACGGGAGAAAACGCATCGATACCGCCGCCCATTGTTCCCGCTGCCCAATCGGCATCAGTCACAGTGTCGGTTGTGGCGATTGTATTTCCCTGACTTCCATTGACAGTTGCAGTAGCAATGACTTCGTCGGTGTCGACTTTATGAACCGCTGTCGCGGATGGGTGAGCTGTGGTCGATGATGCGTATTTCGTGCCGGCGCCAGCGCCCAGCGTGATCGCCGCGACCAGGTTGCCGAAGGATTCTTCCACATCGCTGCCGATCTGGACGTTGCCATCTGAATCCGTCAATGAAGTTTGGAATGTATAAGTCTTCGTGTCGATCACGACCGTTTCGTTATTCCCGGGCTGCCCGCTGTACTCAAGCGTTCCGGTCGCCATCGTATCTTCGTCTTCTGGCCCGATATGGGTCACGACCCTGCAGTCAGTAAACGGATTCGTCGATCCGGTATTTTTCACTCGGAACGTGATATTCGTGTACTTCCCGATTCGCGCCTCGCAGAGCGGCCGCCAGTAGGTGTCGAGATCCGTCGTTTCCACCGGCAACGGGCTGTACGTCGATCCCGCCAGAAAAATCAGTACCGCAAGAATGACTTTCAACATCGGAACCTCCCAGGACGGTTTGACACATTTTCTGCTTTCGCAGGCGATCTCACACTGGAAATGGTAAGATACTGGAACTGATCTTGTCTACTTAAATTCTCAGTCGTCGCCGGCGACGCCGGGGGGATAGATTAGAAAAAATGGTTCCGCGCGCGCTCTCCCTCGCAATATATCCGAGTACGCTTTCGCCCGGAGGGATCAGCGTCGAGTCTCTCCAATCAGCGAGCACGGCGCCTTCCCAGCACGCAACCATCTCGGTACGCGGCACCCATTCTGCGATACCCGGAATGTTGTTTAACTCCGACATTGAATCACTCCTGGCTGTCAGGTAGAGGGAAAAGAAGCTGACGGACGATCACGTACGGAGTCACATCGCCTTCGACGGTTTCGGGCTTAAGCGCCCCACCGTGATCCAGATCCCATTCAACACGGGCAAGATCGCGCATGATTCGCGTTCGAAAAGGCCACATATAGAAATATTCTGGGCCGGTGAAATGCCTCGCGATCCATTCCTTTTGACCCAGGATAATCCCACCGTAACGCCAGTGCGCTTGTGCCATATTCATCGCGTATCCTCGCAGCTCCGCCCGGCGCCTGAACCAGGCCGGCCACGGTGCGAGGGATAAAAGTGCAAGACCGCCGGCGATCCCTGTGACCCACCATTTCAGGGTGGGCCCTGGTATGCACAGCGCCGCGATGAAGATCGGGAAGAAAAGCAAAAAGAGAATCTGAGGCAGGCCGTAGCCGATCACGTGCCAGAACCGTTCCTGCTGACGATCCCAGAGATGCACAAATTCATGGAGCAAGACCTTGACCGCTACCCGCGGATTCTCTGCAACCCATTCGCGGGATGGAAAGTACACCCGGGGATACCGCGTCGTCGTGTAGTCGGTGAGGTACCGCCGATTGAAAATCCAGACGATCACCGCGATGAACTTACTTGTCCAGCTCTCGTTCTTGTATCTGATCGCAAAACCTGGAATATGATCGCGGATCACGCTCACGACTTTATCGAGATTCGGTAATTCTGCGCGTTCAGCCATCGCTAATTTTCCTCAGCTTCTTGTTTATTTTCTTAATGGCTTCGAGGATGCGTTTTTGCTCAACGGACTTTTCACCGCGGCGCCTTTCCGGCCCGAAGTCTTCGAGCCTGCGTTCCAAACGCCGGCGCCTGGATAACAACCCTTCCCGATTATCCGCTTCGTAACGTCTCTGCGCCTGCATGATCGCCTCCGAGTTAATGTAGCTCGGCAGATATCTGATCCGCCATCAATTCGAGATCATTTTTCATCGCATTCGCGGCCGTGTCCAGAGAATATGCAATCTGAAGAATCGAGCATCTACCGAAGACCTGACCATCGGTGCCGCGTAACGAAACCCACCATCCGCACTCCTCGCCGATGCATGGTTGAAAATTATTTCTCGGGCATTTGGTAGGTTTCTTCATTTCGGTTTCTTCGTTACCCGTCGACCAGCGTGCACCTTGTTCGCGCGAGCACGGTTTGTCTTCGATTGCGTTCCGTCCACCGGCTTGACCGGGCTCGGTGCCGATTTGCCGGCCGGCAGCGGGGGAAGTCTTCGATGAAGCTTGCCGGGTTTAAGCTCAAGTAGATCTTTGTCGGCAAACTTGACCATCAGATCTTTGATCCCCGTCAGCGCGCCGGCGATGCGTTCCTGCAGCTCATCGTTCGTCAGATTCGCCAGGATAACCGCCATCCCCAGCTCGTGACGCTCCGCCTTCTTTTCGATGATCCCGAAGTCCTGGCCCGTCCTGATTATCTTGTCGTAAATATCCGAGCGCGTCTTGACAGCCGATACTAGGGCCCGCAGATCGTTTTTTTTCTTCGATGTCTTCGCGAGACCAGTCAAATCGCGGATACAAGCGGCTTGCTGGATCACGTACTCGGCGTAGATCTCCTCGGTCGAAAGCTTGCGATGAGCATCGACCTGACTGCGTACGGCTCTGCGCTTTATGTCGAAGTATTCTTCGGGGAAAAGTCCAAGCTTCTGCATGATCCAGCCGTCGGGCCGACCTTCCTCCATGTAGTCGAGCACGCGCTGAATAATATTGCCACGCACAGCGAGACGAATGCGTTCCGGATCTGCCAGCCGATCGTTCAAGACAACTTCTCCTTGCCGGTGAACCGTACAACGAATTCGACGCGCTCCCGTTCGATCTGGTCGCGTACTATTCGGCGGATGGATGGGTAGGCCTCGTGCAACCGGAACCGTTTTCGTTTTTCGAATTCGACCAAGACCTCGCGTTTAAATTTCTCGCCCGGAGTCCGCGCAGCCGCGAACCATGAATCCATGATTTTTAGATCTTCGGAATTGGGCTTGAAGCGCACGGTCAACTTGCCATCGAGAACGGCTCTTCGCGGGTTGACGACAAGATCGCCTCCAATGGTCAAGCGCGCGGAGTAGTATGCGTCTTGAGCGCTCACCCTTCCCAGCCCTCCAGGCAAACCTCATCGTGAAAAGGACAGTGCGGGCAGTCGATGACCACCCGGCCGGCTTTTACTTTGTGCTCATCGACAGAGATTACAGAACGACAGGTAGGACAGTCGATGGAATACGCCATATACCATTTGCGCCATTTCTTGCGATAGATCGTGACCACGATCAAAATGATAATCGCGGTCGGGCGATCCCGTCAATAAAAAATCATTCGCCAGTGAGCCATTCGACGGGGATCTCGGCAATTTCGGCGAGTGTCTGGAGATTGGATCTCCGCGGCATAGCGCCAGCACGCCAGCGCGCCAAGACGTTGCGCGAGACCTTCAGAGCCGCACATACGGCCTTGTCCGAACCGTAGCGCGCGACTGCCAGCATGATCGCAAGTGCGACCCGGGGAACCTCTTGTACGCGCGTGCGGCCGTCGTCGAAGGTGTAGATAATCTTTCCGGTCATCGTCGTCTCCCCTTCTCGTTACCGAGGAAACCCGCGATCTCTTCCCAGCGATTCGCGGCTTCCTCCAGCGTTTTCCGTTGCTCTTCCTGCAGCTCGACCCGGTCGTCGAATAGCTCCTGGTCGAGATTTTCCTTGATCGTGTTCTGGATCAGCTCATGCAGTACCGGGGGATCGAGAGCGTCCAGCTCCCAGGATTCATCGCCGTATTCCTCGACATACCCGGTGCACCTTGAGTCGGTTTGCTTCGCGGGATTCGGCGGAGGGTCGTACTCCTCGACCTGATCCATGGTGAGCGCGATGCGATTGACCTCGACGTCGGCGCCGAACATGATCATGCGATCTCTCAGATCGCGGGTCATGTCGATGCCAGACGGATCGTGATCTCCCAGATGGATAATCACCGGTTGCCGGTCGTCTTCGTTGATTCGCCGAAAACGCCGCGCCGCTGCCCATAGCTCGCTCTGACTCGGGTACCCGCGACATGCAAAACAAGAAACGTCCAGCTCTTCGCATGCGCGCTCGATGATCCCGATCAAAGCTTCCTTTTCGACCCAGACCTCGACGTGCTTTTCCTGGCCCTCCCATTTATCCAGCGCGTAGCTGTTCGCGGCCGTCTTGATTATGTCTGCCTGATCATTCCAGTGCGAAGGCGCGATGATATTGCGTGTCCGGTCTTCGATCGCATTCCAGTCGATCAAGCCCGCGAGTCTGGCATCGTTGATGATCGAACCGAGCCTCTTGTACTCGCTGAGCTTGTTTCTCAGCAAGTCACCGGCAACGAAACGGTAGTAGAGCTGTCGCAAGGTCAGTGTCAGACCCTGCGCCAGATAGTCTTCGATAAATTCGTTCGCGTGGTCGATGATTTCCAGACTCGTTTTCGCGAAACGCTTCTCGACGTAACAGATCATCGGCATGGTTCACCTCCCGTACGTTCTTGGTTTGAGCGGGCTGTGCTGGTAGTGCTCTCGGCACGTGCGCTCGCCGATGGAATTGATCCTCTCCACCGCCCGCCGGCAGCCCTGGCGCTGGCAGATATACGCGCGGATGCAGCCGTTATAAAGCCCGTCCTGCCAGCCGATCGCTCCACAAACGCGGCACTGGTGACGATGCAGTGCCCTGGTGTCCTCCATCGGGATCCAGTCGTGTACGCAGTCGCGCGGATTCGGCCTGGCGTCCAGGGGTACCGCTACGCGTTTCGGCTTGCGCCGGCGGCGCCGCTTCGGTTTATGCTCTCGCCGGCGTATCTCGTTCTCGATTGCGCGGATCGCATCGTGATCATAGCGCCGGCGGTAGAACAGTATCAGCGCCCGG